TTGAGCTAGAACCCTTTATGGATCTAGTGATCAAGATGGAAGGCGAGATCACCTTTCGCAGGATCCTAGAAGATCACGGCAGTGACTACACTCACATCGAAGGCCTGCTGATCAACTCGCCCACAGGCTTGATCAATACCGGTGATCCCAAGCGTATCAATGATCTAGATGAGGTGCCAAGTCCTTACCTGGCGGGCATCTTTGACCGTGTGATGGCAGAAAATCCCGGAGTGATCTGGAATGCCACACTGGAAACCAATCGAGGTTGTCCATATCAATGCACATTCTGCGACTGGGGCAGCCTCACATACAACAAGGTCAAGAAGTTTGAACTCGAACGTGTGTATGATGAACTAGATTGGATCGGCGAACATTGTGGATTTGTTACCATCACTGATGCTAACTTTGGTATGTTTGTGGAACGAGATAACATGATCGTGGACAAGCTGATTGAGGTGCAAAAGCGTTGGGGCAAGCTAGAAAGTTTTTCCATGACCTGGGCCAAGAATCAAAAGAACGAAGTAGTGGACATTGTGAAGAAACTGATCACAGAATCACCCAATTTTGGTCAAGGGCTCACAGTGAGTGTGCAGAGCATGGATAACGACGTGTTGGAGAACATCAAACGTAGGAATCTAGATCAACACAAGATCGACGAGATCTTTGCGTTATGTGACAAGAACAACATACCGGTATATACAGAACTGATCTTGGGCTTGCCTGGAGAAACAGTAGAGTCCTGGAAAGAAGCTTTCTGGAAGATCTTCCGTGCAGGTAACCACGGTGGTATCAACATCCTACAATGCCAGCTGCTGGAAAATGCAGAAATGAATCTATTGCAGAAGAAACTCTACAAATTAGAATCAGTGCCGGTATACGACTATATGAGTGGCAGTTATGGTGATGTGGATCTTAACGAAAGCATTGATGTGGTCGTGAGCACCAAGACCATCCCAAGAGAGATCATGTTAGACACGCTGGTATGGAGCAGTTTCATACAGACTTTCCACATCAATGGACTATCCACATATATTGCTAGATACTTGGCCAAACAACAGAACATTGATTACTCAAAGTTTTACGAAGATCTATATGCCTGGGTGCAACAGGATCCATGGTTCCGGTCTCAATTCGCCGAGACACGCAGTTACTTCGAGAACTGGATGACTCGAGGCCGCATTGACCATCCACGCATTGGCAACATTGAAGTGTTTGGGTGGAATCTCATGCATCGCACAACCTTGTATATGGTCAAAGACCAGATGATCAATCATGTGTTTAAAACACTTGACAACTTCTTGAATACACACTATAATATTGATAGTGCAGTAAAAAATCAATTGTTAGAATTCCAAAGAAATTATGTGATTGACTACAGGGACCTTGATGCTTATCCCTTGCAGATGACCTGTGATTACGATTTCTTAGGCTACATACAAGATGACGCTAAATTAGAGAACACCACACTTTATAAGTTTGATACCGCAGAAGATAAAAACATGAGCCAAGATCGATTTTTGGAAAACATGTATTTTGGTAGAAAACGCAATTTTGGAAAAACTAACATTACCCGTATAGAACATGAGCTTATCTGAAAGAAATCACAATATAGACATCAGCGTATTGTTACCAGTTAGGGCCCGCCCGGGTCCAATGGAACAATGCCTACGCACTCTAGTTGACACTGCCAATAGACCCAACCGCATTGAAGTGCTGATAGCCTTTGATGATGATGACACCGATACTATCAATTATTTTGTTGAAGTTCTTGCCCCGTATCTAGACAGCAAAGGCGTTACCTACAGCGCCATGCAATTCAAACGTCTTGGATATCTACGGCTCAACGAATATCTCAATGAATTAGCCAACCACAGCACCGGTCACTGGATCTTCTTTTGGAATGACGATGCTGTGATGACTACAAATCATTGGGATGACATAATTCGGCAATACAATGATCGGTTTGCATTGTTACGAGCAGAAACCAATCATGACCATCCTTATGCTATCTTTCCTATCTTGCCAAGAAAGTGGGTGGAGATCACCGGACACATATCTCCGCATCAGATAAATGATGCATGGACCAGCCAGATTGGATGGATGCTAGATATAGTTGTCACCATACCTGTGATGATCGAACACGAACGATTTGATCTCACTGGAAAGAATGGAGATGATGTATATAAAAACCGCCCTATGTTGGAAGGCAATCCCAACCATCCTAGAGATTTTAATCATGTTGATTGGCGCAAGCGTCGTATGCAAGAAGCCATGCAAATTGGCAACTACATCGCCGGGTTAGGATATGATCTAACACATTTTAAATTAGGATTAGAAAACAAAGTAGACATCTGGAGTAAGATGTTAAAATTAGATACCAAAGGTCTGATGAAATCATGGAGCGTGGCTGAACTTGACAAATGAACTTGTAGACAAAATCAAACAATACTGGAACGCACAGCCTTGCAATGTCAAGCACAGTCTCAGTGAGCCGGGCACCGAACAATACTGGAATGAAGTCACCAAACGTAGATTCTTTGTAGAACCTCACCTTCGCGACTTTGCCGGCTTCCATCAGTGGCGCGGCAAACGTGTGCTAGAAATTGGATCGGGCATTGGATCGGACGCTGTGGAATTTGCCCGGCATGGTGCCGAATACGTGGGCATCGATCTCTCAGCAGAATCTGTAGCCATGAGCCAGCAACGATTTGAACTATTTGGTCTCCGAGGTGAATTCCATGTGATGGATGCTGCTGATTCTTCAGCAGTGGCTTCTCTGGGCCGATTTGATCTAGTGTATAGTTGCGGTGTGCTGCATCACTATCCGGACATGACTGCATGCCTGGACAATATCCATAATGCATTGCGACCCATGGGCGAATTCCGCATGTTGGTCTACGCCAAGAACTCCTGGAAGTATGCCATGATCCAGAAAGGGCTGGATCAATTTGAGGCACAAGCTGGTTGTCCATATGCCACAGCATACAGCCGAGAAGAGATCTATGATTTACTAAATGGCAAATTTGAAGTCCTAAGGATTAGACAAGATCATAATTTCATGTATAATGTTCCTAAGTATCGCGCAGGCGAATACGAACTGGAGCCTTGGTTTGCTGTGATGCCCGAAGACATGAAGGCAGCAGTGAAAGAATACCTAGGTTGGCACTTGTTAGTCAAAGCACGAAAAATATGAGCAAAATCAAAATAGCAGAACTGTTCTACAGCATTCAAGGTGAGGGCAGATACATGGGTGTGCCTAGTGTATTCTTACGCACATTCGGATGCAACTTTAAATGTGCCGGATTTGGCATGCCACGAGGAGAACTCAGTGAAGAAGCAAACAAGATTGATCCAGATCTTTACAAGGATTACAACTCGCTGCCTTTGGTATCTACAGGGTGTGATAGTTATGCTAGTTGGGATCCTAGGTTTCGGCATCTGTCTCCTGTGCTTGATACTGATGCGATTGCCCACGCTATTGTGGACACGCTACCGCACAAGGAATGGCGCGACGAACATCTGGTGATCACAGGCGGTGAGCCATTGCTGGGTTGGCAGAAGCAGTATCCAGACTTGTTGGATCATCCCAAGATGCGCGGATTGAAAGAGATCACATTTGAGACCAACGGCACCCAGAAACTCTCAACCGAGTTTAAAGAATATCTACAGAACTGGTATAACATGTCTAGAGAAATCACATTCTCAGTGAGTGCCAAACTGCCGTGTTCAGGTGAGTCATGGTCGGATGCTATCTGTCCAGAGGTTGTTGCTGAGTATGAAGAAATTGGCACAGCGTATTTGAAGTTTGTGATCTCAACAGAAGAGGATTTGAAGGATGCTGAAAGAGCCGTGGAGGAGTTTCGTGCTGGGGGCTTTACGGGGCCTGTGTATATTATGCCTGTTGGTGGTGTTGAACGGGTGTACACTCTTAATAATAGGGCAGTGGCAGAAATGGCAATGCGAAAAGGATGGCGGTACAGTGATCGACTCCAAGTGCCACTATTCAAGAACGAATGGGGCACTTGATGGGAATCATGGATCCAATGAGCACAACTCAATCTCCACCAAGTGAGCATTGGGGATTGACTCGTGCTACTGGATGGCATCTACATTTCTGCTGGCTACCAAGACAATGCTTCTTGACTGATCAGCGCCTTTGGTTCAAACTGTGCTACAAGGGCACAAGAAGGATCACCGGTCCCGGTACCGATGTGATTGTAGATTACTACATAGACAAGATTGAATTCTTGATCTGGCAACTGAAAAGGAACGCATGATGGGACTATTTGATAGATTTTTTAATGGGAAAGCAAAAGAAAAAGCCTTGGCAGCCATGGCTGCTACAACCGCACCCGATCCAAAGGAACCTCCTGCACCCAGAGAAAAGAAAGTCCGAGAAGATCCCAAGACTGCCAAAGAGATCGCCAATGAGAAAAAAGAACCATATGTGAATATCGTGAGCCTAGATGTGGATCTCAACAACTTGCATCAGGGTGCATTTGAACTGGACTGGAATGAGATCTTTGTGGCTAGATTGGTCAAGGCAGGCTACATGATCAAGAAGGATGACACTGACGCTGAGATTGTAGACCGTTGGTTCCAAAACGTGTGTAGACATGTTGTGATGGAGACCTGGGAACAAGAAGAAGCCATCGCCAAGAGTGGCATGTGGGTTCGCAGCACCGATGTTGGAAACGGCAGATCAGAAGTATCGTAATGTCATTGGTAGCCAACGGATGCAGTTTTACTGAAGGTTATCAATTAAGTGATAACACCATGGCCTGGCCCAGTGTTTTGAGCAAAATGCTAAACACCAATGCACGCAATCTTGCAAACGGTGCCGGTAGCAATGACAGAATTTTTAGAACATCCATTCAACAGCTTCATCTTGACCAAGACATTGATTTTTTAGTGATAGGATGGACCGGACTAGCAAGATCAGAAATTCCTTTGCACAATGGATCATATGTAAAAATTACGCCATTTGGATTGAGTGCAGAGGATGGATCCTTGCGGAGCAATCCCTCACCTGAATATCTTGAAGATTTTGGAACTAAATTTTATCAATGGCATTACAATAAGTTTGTTTGGGTAAAAAATCTGCTATGCAATATCATCACTCTTCAGACATTGTGTGAGAAGAAAAAAATAAAACTAAAACAATTTTTTGCAATTGAATCGTTGTGCATCGACCCAAAATCGATTGTTGAACTTTGCGACGATTCTTATGAATTTTTTAAACTTGAACATTTGCCTTTTCCACCATTTGAGGCTCGAGATCGCAATGTAGAATTGATCCAGAATCTGATCAAACAAATTGACACTGCCAACTGGATAGGATGGCCAACTACCACCATGCTGGATAGTTGTAAAAATTTTAAATTTGATCAGACCGGACATCCATTGGAAGATGGTCACCAACACTGGGCACAAGTAGTTTATGATTCTTTACGTTAATGGCGACAGCCACACTGCTGCTGCCGAAGCAGTGAGCTCAGCAGCCTTTGCTGAAGATGACGGCTATCCCGAACTAGGGCGACGACCACACCCTGATAATCTCCAAGCAAGTTGGGGACAACAACTGGCCAACAGATTGAATGCCGAATTAGTCTGTGATGCCGAATCAGCAGCCTCTAACCATCGAATCTTGAGAACCACACGCGAGTGGATGAAGAACTTGGTGCCTTGGGAATCTGCATTAGCAGTGATACAATGGAGCACATGGGAGCGAGAAGAATGGTTGCATGATGGTGAATATCTGCAGGTGGGCAGTTCGGGTCTAGATTGGGTTCCTGACGAACTCGCCAATCAATACAAACTGTTTGTGGTCAATGTAGATTGGACTTGGTGTCAACAATACTGGCACGACGAGATCTGGCAACTGCACCGGGATATGACCGAGGCCAAGATACCACATGTGTTCTTCAACGGCAACACGTCATTTGATCGAATCCGTTCGGGTGCATGGCATCAAGAGGATTGGAACAACTCATACATCGCACCATATTCCCAATACACCTACGATCACATATTACGAGAAGCCGGATTCAAAACGGTGAAACCTGATTCATGGCATTTCGGCGAAACGGCCCATTGCTTTTGGGCGGACTTTGTGCTACAATACTGTATAGAAAACAACATATGGAATCCTGATGCGATATCTGTTGATTGACACAGCAAACACATTTTTCCGTGCCCGACATTCGGTTTTCCGCGCAGCAGATGCTTGGGAAAAAGTAGGCTATGCTTTGCACATTGTAATGAGTTCCGTAAACAAGGTGAACAAGAAGTTTGCTGCGGATCATGTGGTTTTTGCACTGGAAGGTCGGTCATGGCGCAAAGACTACTACGAACCCTACAAGAAGAACCGTGCTGTGGCCCGTGCTGCACTCAGCGCAACAGAACAAGAAGAGGACAAACTGTTCTGGGAAACCTATGATCACTTCACTAAATACTTGGCTGAGAGCACAAACTGTAGTGTTATCCGACACGCAGAAGCCGAAGCAGACGACGTTATTGCTCGTTGGATCGCCCTGCATCCCCAAGACGAGCACTATATTATTTCATCAGATACAGATTTCGTGCAGTTATTAGCACCCAATGTGAGCCAATACAATGGCATCACTGACGAACTACATACAGTCACTGGCATTTTTGATGCCAAGGGCCGCCGTGTGCAGGACAAAAAGACCAAGACAGACAAGGTGATTCCAGACCCAGAGTGGCTGTTGTTTGAGAAATGCATGCGCGGAGACACCAGTGACAATGTATTTTCCGCTTACCCGGGTGTGCGTGAAAAAGGCACCAAGAACAAAGTGGGTCTGCGCGAAGCATTTGAAGATCGCAAGAACCGCGGATTCAATTGGAACAATCTCATGTTGCAACGCTGGTCAGACCATAATGGCGTGGAACATCGTGTGAAGGACGACTACGAGCGCAATCGTGTGCTGGTGGATCTCACTGCACAACCCCCAGAGATCAAGGCCAAAGTAGATTCAGCCATCCGCGAACAGATCAGCCACAAGGACATTGGTCAGGTGGGTGTGCGGTTCATGAAGTTCTGCGGCAAATACGAACTCACAAAGATATCTGAGGCACCAGAGCAATATGCTGCCTGGCTCAACAACACATACAAAGGAACACTAGATGAGCATAATAGCCAAGCCCATAGTTAAAGATCAGTTCTACATCCTGACCAAGGACGACAAGAAGATCGGCAACATCGAAGCCACAGGAGATGGTTTCGCGGTGCGGATCAACAACCAGGTGATTCCATTCAAGACCATGGCCATGATCCGCAAACAGGTCGACATTGAATTTCCAGCAGTGGGGAACAAACCCAGTCGAGAGCCTGCTAGTTATCAGGTTCAAGGCTATCCATCAGGGTCGCGAGTGTACAACCCCATCTGGAATGTTCAACACAAACTGCCGCTGTTTACCAAGAACAACAAATCACGCTCGTGGTATGCTGCTGGTTGGTATCAGGTCAAACAACGACGCACTTGGAGCATAGTCCAAAGCCCCAAGTTGATTACCTTGGAACGATATCCATACCAAGGTCCTTTTTACACAAGAGAAGAAGCCAATGACAAACCCCTTCCGTGATCAAGCCCGCTTCATGCGAGCATGCAACCAACCCACCGGTGCATGGAATGAAGATCAGTTCAACCTTTACACCCGACTGATCCAAGAAGAAACAGATGAACTCTGGGCGGCCAATGCTGCTGCCAACCCAACAGAATGTTTAGATGCTCTAATCGACATCCTTGTGGTCACAGTGGGTGCCATCCACAGTCTTGGTGCAGATGGTGAAGGTGCCTGGAATGAAGTCATGCGAACCAACTTTGCCAAGATCGATCCTGCCACTGGATTTGTGAACAAGCGTGAAGATGGCAAAGTTCTCAAACCCGAGGGATGGAAGCCCCCTGAACTCGACCAATTCATACAAACACGATGATTGAACCCCTACGCGATGATCTCATGGTCCAGCAACAACTGGGCTCGGAAGATATTCCTTATGTGGAAAAGTGGAGGCACATGGTAGCAGTGATCATGCTGAACCAGACTGGCCGCAAACCTGTGAAGACAGTGTATCCATTGTTCATGCACTACTGGCCCACCCCAATGTGGTTGCTGCGGAGCACTCCTGAAGAGGTCAAGGACATCATCTGGAGCCTGGGCATGAGCACAGTAAAAGAGAATCGCATACGCAGGATGACTCAAGACTATGTGAATTGGGACGGCAATGATGCTACCAAGTTGTATGGCATTGGCAAGTATGGATCAGACTCATATGAGATCTTTTTCAAGCACAACTACACCGTGGAACCTCTTGACAAAGAACTGCGGCGATACTTGGATGAAGAGGTGTTTGTGTGAGCATCCACATCAATCGATTTATTGACTCGGTCAAGGCACATGAATCACGCGGTCAGAAAGACTTCATGATGCCAATGAAGGATGCCAAGGACCTGCATCGTGACATAACCAAGATGCTGTTGGTGGTGACAGAACTACAAAATCGCCTGCTAACGGCACTTCAAGAACAGACCATAACAGTGGAACTGGGCGGCAAAGACTTCTAAAACTACCTACATTTGGGATAAATAAATGTAGGAGTATAATGGATGAGCAGACCAAAACCATCGGTGTTGATCGAGAACACCAACAAGCAAACCTACAAAAGTGAGCAGGTGTTGGCCAGTGATGGAATCTGGGCGGTGTTCTTCAACAGCCTTCCCATCAATCTCAAGACCTCCAACTTGCTCACACAGTATCCCGGACCCAAGTATAAAAAAGTTTCATTTTCAAACCCAGGGCATGCGATCAACTTGGCCAGGAAACTGAACACACAGTTCAGAACAGACAAGTTCTCTGTAGTGCTGCTCAAGCAAGGGGAGAAGATCTACCCCAATGCGCGATAAGCAAGCCATTACACAAGCCTTGATCAGGCAGTATCCTGAATCTGAGCGTCCAGGACTAGAGTGGGCCATGAAGACCTGGTGGCGCAACATGAAGCCGCAAGGTGGTATGAGATTGAGTGTGCATGGTTTCATGGCCATGCAGAGGATGCAGGTAGAACACTACAACTTTAACATAGACCTGGACCAAGTGCGGCCAAAGTTATTGGTCATGCTGGATCAGAGATTGCAGGATCCTTACTTCCTGCAGGTGGACAAACGAGAACCCTGCGTGAAGTTCTATGGCAGCAAGGAAGCCTTCATGGCAAATCTCTACGGAGATCTCGAGAAGTTCTTAGAGAACTATACCGATAAATAACTCATGCGTATACATGATATCATAAACGAAGCTCAAGAAGCACCGTTGCCAAGAATGCCGCCCGGGGATCCACTACTTGGTGACCCTAACATAGCCAGATTGATAAATCATTATTTGAGTCCGGCTATATGGCCTGACGCAATCAAATCTAGTCCGTATTCACCCCACTCTTTTCCGGAAAGTTTGCTATTCCAGCAAATAAAACCTTATTGGGATGCCCTGGCACGGGATCTTAAACCATTGGCAGCAGCTGAAAATCCTGACGTAAACAAGATGCTTGCGGCCGTAAAAGGCAGAATACCACCTGTGATAACCAAGATGGGTATTGGAATTCCTCCCGAATGGGAACAGCGTGTGGCGCAGCAACTGGCTTACGATGCCAAACCCGGCGGCTGGACCATGCGACCAACAGCAACGGCTGTTGCACCTGCCATGCCGGCTCCGGCACCAAGTCAATCAGCCGAGCCGGCTCCGGCATCAGATACAGGTCAATTGTCAAGCCTTTAGTAGATTCATCATTCCATATTCAGCGCGACGGTCAATGCCTTCATGTGGGCAGTAGATCTCGCTGAGTTGCCAGCACTCTCTGAACTCTTTGTTGCGGCCGTGGGTGATATCGTCCGAAGTGTAGAAGCCTGCTGCCATGAGTCTGGTAAAGATCTTCAAGGGAGCATCCAGTTCAAACACACACTCAGCGGGGTGTATCTGCAGGACTTCTACCACCTGATCATAGGTGATGTAGTAAGGGTCCATATCAAGCCTTTAGCAGATCGACCATGCGTTGATGGACCTGATCCATTTCCGCCTGTTCCAAGTAGAAATCTGTGCGAGGGTCATAATACTGACCTTCACGGGCATCGTAATACAGCACACGGCCAGTGAAGTTGAACGGGCCTTCCAGACCTGGTCGCGGACCGTATTTTTCACGCATGTCATCCATCTGATGTTTGTCTGCTACAACGCGATATCCCATGTGCTGCTCCTTGTTGCGATGTATGTATTATAACACCTTTTGGATAATCGGTCAACCGCGGATCGTAACGAAAATCTTGCCAGCCATGTCCGGAAATCGGGCGCGGTCTGCTTCGCTGGTGTAATCCTCCACATCGCAGGCTTCGATATCAACAGGCTCCAGGCTCATGTAGGTCTCATAACCCTCTGTTCGACTAACGACGCACTCAACTTCAGCATCCTGTGGAAGTGTTTTCAACCACTCAATCATTTGTGCTACGGTTGTCATAGTTTGCTCCTTGTTGCGATGTTTATATTATACGATCAAATGCCAGCGATATCAACCAGTTCTTCCCAGGCTTCTTCGATGGTGTCGTAGCCACACATGTCATAGGATCCATCGTAGAGACGAACATAGAACATGCCGTTGCCCGGACTGGCTTCTGTGTCCAGGCCTGCTTCGCCCACGCTGGGGATCACTCGCAAGGTGTAGTCAGTCATCATGCCACCTTCTTAAAATAAGCATAGGGCAGGCCCACCAAGTAGCAAAGATACTCGTCGTCCCCATTTGAACCTTCTGCTTCGTGGATCCAACGCAGGGCCATCTCACGGTCCTGAGCACCACAGGCCAGGATGCTTTGGATACGCATCTCGAACTCGTGGGCTGCGGTCTGTTCAGACGCCTTGCGCTGAGTTTCGTTGGCTTCGATGGTGATAGCCAAATGCTCAAATTCCACCTTGAATGCATACTCGGTCCAGCCGCTGGTGTCGATACCACGCGGGCGGATGCCGTAGGCATCCTTGTACATTTCCCAGTAGATGCTGTGCAGTTCTTCCTGGCGAGTCATTGGTTCCATCTCTTGCATTTGGGATTCCTTTTTACTGAACATGTCCGTATTATAGCATTTTGGGTGATTCTGGTCAACCGTTTTATCGGCTGATTTCGAATGATGTTTCACCACCACGACCGTTGATCACACGGATTTTTTTGCCGTCGATCTTGACATAGCCATAGTTGCCATCTTCATATATGCCATGCGGGCAGGGCTCAATAGTGACCTCGCGCACGATTTCGCAAAAACCCCAGCGCCGTGTGGGCAGTCGACCCTGGAACAACTTCATGTTGTCCATGGAAGTAATCAGGATTTTTGCTTTCATGGTGTGAGCCTTTTTGCTGAACATGCCCATATTATAGCATTAGGGCTATTAGCAGTCAACCGAATTTATCAACTCGAGTTGCGATTTTTGTGCAGTAATTCTTGCAACTTTGAGTTGTGATTTTTCAAACCCGCAGGGTCAATAAAGAAATGCTCTTTGCGGCGTTCGTTGTAGCAGAATACCAGGTTGTGTCGCCGTTGGTAACGGCCATACTCAATATCCACGATGCGATCCCATGGGTCCAGATCCTGCTCTGTGCGGATGGAATATGTTTTGTCGTGATATTGATTGGTGATATTCACAGTATCACCTTGGACCAGAACTTTATTTTGTGGCCCAAAGCGATCAATGAGATCCCACAGTTCGGACTTGGTTAGAGTGCTCACATCCATCATGTGCTCCTTGCAAATAACAATCTCAAATGATAACGAGCACCCAACCGGCTGGAAAACCAACGGGCCAAGCCCGAATGGTAGTCCTGGCAAAGACCAGTGTCCCATCCTGTTGCTGGGGGTGTAGGGTGTTTGTGTTTCGTCATGTGCGTATTATAGCACCAGGGCCAATAGCGGTCAACCGAATTCTCCAACTGGAGTTGTGGTTTTTTGTGGCCGAAACCCAACACAAGTTGGTGAAAAATCACAACTCAAGTTGGCAAAAACGGTAGACCAGAAACGCAAGATCGGGTATAATACATACATGGACACAACAAAAGCCCCCCGTAAAAAGCGAGTAGATCGCACTCACATCGTGTATGCTTTGCATATTGGTTTTGATACTTACATTGGTATCACTGCCAAGACTCAGCGCACCGTGCTGATGAGCCTGCGTAGCCGTGTGAACAAGCATATCTATCGCTCGCGCACTGAGGACAAGTCCTGGCGTCTATACGAGGCAATACGTGGTGCAGGTGCTGACAGCATCGTTCCTGTGATAGTTGACATCGTGCGTGGCAAAGAAACTGCACATCGATTAGAGCGTGAACTGATTGCTCAGTATGCACCTGCACTGAACACAGATGTTCGCGTGAAGCAGATGGGTTGACCAGAAACCGCCCATCTGCTATAATACACTGACCGCAACAAGGAGCCTGGTATGAAGATCGTTCACAATGTTCAAGTGTATCCCATTTATGCTGGGCACATCAATGACCACAAGGTTCTGATGGAGCGTGAGTTTGATAACAAGCAAGAAGCCACAGGGTGGGTCGCTGGCTTCAATGAATTGTGCGGTGATGGACAGATTGCTGTCTACACAGGTGCCATCAATGATGAAACTGGAGAGAACCTGTGAACGAACGAATTGATCAACTGTGGGGCCAGGCCTTGGATCGAGCAGTGCCTGAAACATACAGCCGACTGAGTTATAGCCAAGTGCTCAAAGTCAAACAGGTGTTCGCCGAGTTGATTGTGAGAGACTGTTTGAATATTGCTAAAAATTGGGATGATCAACTGGTAAGTGCCAAACTTGTTAAAGAATCAAATGCGGTAGGCATTGTGGCATATAGAATCGCACGCCAATTTGGAGTTGAAGAATGAACGAACGAATTCGACAACTTGCTCTACAGGCTAGAGTTCAAGACAGAGGTTATTTTATCTACCAATATGGTGGCCCGACTGGTCATCAAAGTGTAGAAAAGGCGATTGATTTAGAAAAGTTCGCCGAGTTGATCGTGCGTGAATGTGCCGACATCGCCACCATCAACCAACACGAGTGGCACAGTGCTGGTTCATATGTGCTGAAACATTTTGGATTTGAAAAATGAACGAACGAATTCGACAACTTGCCGAACAGGCTACTTCTATTCAAGGCCCTACACCTTACAATCCACTTACCTTTGAAGTGTTTGACCGAGAAAAGTTCGCCGAGTTGCTCGTGCGGGAATGTGCTGTTTATTGTGAAGGACATATTCTTCCTAAAGGAATGGCAGAGGAGGATAATCTTGATTATAACGACGGTGTAATGGATTGTGCTAGAGGATTGAAAACAATTTTTGGCATTGAATAATACCACCATGCACTACCTGATCAAAGCCTCCGTCTACTACCGCAATCGAGCCCCGGGCTGGGTGGCGGTGCTGCACGGCTATCCCTGGCACCATGTGGGTTCAACTGCCAAACGGGATGCCGAGGCAGCGGTTGACCGGGCCTGCCATCCTGTGCTATAATCCACCCAAGAGGTAAATCATCATGCAAGATTTCGTATATGAACAACAACGACAATCCGTCACTGAAGAGTGGGGTGATGAGATCTCCTTGGCCGTGATTGCAGAAAAACTAAATCTGCCCCGAGTGAGTTATAGGATCTATTACAGCAATGACAATCTCACTCGCAGGATTTTTATCTTCCGTGGCAACTGCACCCCGGCAGAGACTGAAACCATGTTGGGCTTGGGATTTGTCTTTGCCAAAGACCATGATACAACCAACATCCCCGACCAGTCAGTTGAGCAACAGCACGACGAAACTGTGATATGACTGACGAGCAGTATTACAAGTTGATGGAAGGCCATCCAGATTATCCACCCAGTG